CCAGAGATTGCCTGATCAAAGAACTTCTGCATTACAGCAGTAACCTTGATATAACCATCATTATTATGCATGTCCCATAACAATGTGTAGTTATTCTTCAGTGTAGTATATGATGGAACAATTTGCTTAAGAGGTCCTTTCTTTGATTTCTTTACGGACAGGTAGTCGCGAGGCGGTTCGATTCCATTGGTAGCGTTTGACACAACGGAACTACTCTCCGAAGGCATTTGTGCGGACAGAGTGCTGTGCCTGAGTCCATACTCCTTGATCCTACCCCTGAGATACTCCCAATCACATGAAAGGTCATTCGGTACTATTTCATCTACGTCACTCTTATATGTATCAATCGGAAGAATGCCATCTGCGTACTTTGTTTTACCAAAATAACCGCAAGGACCTTTCTCCATAGCGAGTCGATTTGACGTCGTTAGAAGGGCATACTGGAACCTCTCAGTGAGTTTATGAACGAGGTCGAATGCCTTCTGTGAATCATACTTAGCACCGTTCTTAGCAAGGTAATGTGCCAGACCAATATAACCAATTCCTAATGATCTTCGGTTAAGCGTACTTTGCTTTGCAGCAGTAACAGGATAGTTCTGATAATCAATCAGAGCATCAAGACCACGCACTGCAAGTTCACATAGTTCGTCAAGTTCTTCTAACTTATTGATCTTACCTACATTGATAGCAGAGAGAATACACAAAGCAATCTCACCATTACCATCAATGTGTTGGATAGGATCTGTTGGTAAAGTAATCTCCTGACAGAGGTTACTCATGTTCACTTTATCTTTGAAGGAGGAGTGAGTGTTACAGTGGTCAATATTCATCAAGTAAATACGACCAGTCTCTGCTCTCTCCTTCAGTAGATCCATGAAGAGTTTCTGTGCTCCGATGGTAGTTCTTGGAATTGATAGATCTTGCTCGTATGTAACGTATAGATCGTCAAATGCATCAGTACCAAAAGCATCATACAAACCTGGAACGTCGTGCGGTGAAAAGAGTGTGATTTCTTTATTTGAGCAGAATCTTTCATAAAAAAGTTTTGATAGTTGAATACTATAATCTAACTTTCTTACACGGTTGTCTTCCGTGCCTTTGTTGTTTTTGAGGACGATGATGTCTTCGATTTCTTGATGCCAAATGGGAAAATGGACTGTCGCTGATCCACCTCGGATGCCATTTTGAGTGCAGCATCTGACAGTTGCCTCAAACTTTTTGAGAAAAGGGACGACCCCTGTGTGTTGTACTTCTCCGCTACGGATTTTACTGTTGATCCCACGGATTCTACCTGCGTTAATACCGATGCCCGCCCTTTGTGCAACATACTTACCAATAGCCATGTCACTGCTAAAAATGCTATCGAGGGTGTCATCAACATCAACAAGAACACATGAGGCAAATTGTCTGATGGGGGTTCTGACCCCTGCCATGATTGGCGTCGGGATGTTGAGTTTGTGTTTTGAGATTGCGTCATAATACTTTTTGACATATTCTATTCTATAGAACTTGTCATCTGATTGGAATAGTGTCGCTGCTACCATCATGTACATAAACTGGGGTGTTTCATACACCGCACCAGTCGAGCGACATTGTACAAGATATTTATCTGAGACTTGTCGAATACCTGCATAGGTAAACAAGTAGTCTCTGTCATGGTCTAGGTAACCATCGAGGATATTAAATTCTTCTTCTGTATACTTATCAAGAATACCTGCATCGTATACACCTTGTTCAATACACTTCTGTACATGTTCATACAGGTGAGGACGACGGTCTGGATGCTCTCCATAGACCTGTTTTCTAAGACTGAATAGTAGCAGTCTTGCTGCCACATATTGATAGTTGGGTGTATCAAGATCAATCAAATCATTTGCTGACCTGATAAGAATCTCTTGGATGTCAGAAGTTTTAATGCCATCAAAGAGTTGAAGATTTGCATTCATTTCAACTGCTGATTCTGATACACCTGCAAGTCCATTGCATGCAAGTTCTACCATCTTGTGAATCTTATCAAGATTGAGAGGTGTTTTAGTACCATCTCGTTTGATAACATTAATTTCTGTTGGTGTCATACCTTTTTCCATTCACTGAGTTTAACGTGTGCTTCAAGTCCACTGTAAGTGTTAAATTCTACCAAAGATTGAACGTCTTGTCCACTCATTGCCATATCATTAAGGTCTTTTTCAACCAAATGTGTTGGCCAGATGACAATCTCGTATCCTCTATCAATCGCATTTGACATACGTTTGATAATCTCTGGGTTTCTTTGTTCATTATCAAAGACGAATACTGCTTCCCTATCTTTCAATAGTTTCCAGTCAATATCTGCTCCTGCCATAGCAATAGCATTGTCGATAAACAGACTATCTATCGGTCCTTCTGTGATGTAAACAGTTTTATTAAAATCTACTCGATCTAAACCATAGACTTTGGTTCTGTTGTCATCAAGCATGACCGTGATATACCTAAGTTTATCTTTAGGATTTAGCGACCGTCCTTGAAAACCGAACCATTCTCCCTGCGTGTCAATGAAAGGTATAATAACTCTGGGGTGATCTTTATTGACATCGGTAAATGTAGGTTTTTGGGTGTTAACCCATGTACAGAAGGACTCTGCATAGTATAAATCAGAGAAATATTTCTCTGGTATACCACGACCTAATAAGTATCCTTTTGCAGGGTGCTCATTATTTAGATCAGCAATAGACTCTAGGTTTCCCTTTTTCTTGAACTTAGGTTTTTTAGTTTCAAACTTGGGTGAGGCAACATTTCTACCCTTTCCAGTCAGTCCACTTTTGTACCTCTCCATGACATATTCATCATAGAGATCGTTCGCTTGATCCTTTAAAAAATTACCAAAGGACCTGCCTACACCACAGTTGTGGCACTTGTAGACAAGTCCTGAGTTCTTGGTAAAGAAGTACCCTCTTGCCTTGTTGAGATGCTTTTGTGAGTCACCACAATAAGGACAACGGAAGTTGTAAGTACCGTCCTTTACCTTCTTAAATTTGTCAAGTCTCGCTGAACAAAGAGCAGCGAAATGATAATCAATCACCTAGAAGGTTTCTATTGCTTTTCTATGATACTACTGTTTTGACTATCTGTCAACCCGAAACTGTTTTGGAAGAATTTCTGTCCGATTGGACTAACGAGGAAAGATATAATACTAAGAGCACCAAATATAGACCACATCTTCTTTTCCATGAGTCTAAGACGTTCGTCGATTTTGCGTATGTCACGCTCGCACCCCCTTTTGATTGATTCTGTATCACGATTAAGGTCAGCATGTAACCTATCTATCTTCTCAAACAAAACTTCGTCTACTTTATCTTGTTTATCTAACTTTTCATTATGCACAGCAAGAAGTTGACCCATCTTCACAGAGTTTTCTTGAAGTGTGTCAACTACTTTTTCTAGTCTTTCTAGAATCGCTGAATTGATGTCCGACATTATGTCCTCGTTGCGTCTTGTTCTGCTCCTGCCCTTGCTTGCTTTTTAAGTTGTGCTGTTTTCATTTGAAGTTGCTTTGCCATCTCTTGCTTCTTCATCATCACCTTCTTCTTCTCGATAGCAATCTTCATCATTGCTTGTTTCTGTTTCATCTGTGCTTCAGCACTCTCATTAACATTCTTCATTGCTTTCATTCTTTTATCCATAAAGAACTTCGCTGCATTAGCAGGAAGGATTCTTTCAATACTAATCTCATTCCTATATTGAGGCATGATCATTAGTCTAAGTTTCATCTTGAGTTCAGCAGGACTATTAGCAAAGATAATAGTGTCACCGATCCCAGGAACATTTACTTTGTATTGAAATAGTCTTGATGGTGTAGTCGGATTTTCTCTAGATTCTTTCTGTACTTTCTTCTTTCTCTTCTGAACTTTCTTCTTGAAATTTAAAACTGGATCATAACCTGCATTGGGACCTGTTGCAGCAGCACTGCCACTGAAACCTCCTGTCCCTGCTGTCATCATTTCTTCGTTCATTAGATTTTGTCCAATTCTTCTTTTAGTGCGGGATCTACTTCAAGACTTGGCATCATCCCTATAGGATATTTATTCAAGTAAAGTAGTAGAGTCTTCAACATACACCAATATTCCCTTTCAAATTTGAAAAACAATAAGGGTGTTGCTGCATCGCCAAACACATTATAAAGTATGATGAGGTGATTCAAGATTAAGGGGATCCTTAATTGACCCCCTCTCAAGTATCTTTTCAATAAACGTTTCAAGTATTTGAATCGTTTTATATCTTCATCGAAATCCTCTTTGGTTACACAATGAGGGTTTTCATAATGTTTGATGGCGAACAGAATGTAGTTAGACTCATTCAGTTCGTCAAATTTCATAGACTAATTAACTGCCGAATGTTAAGGTTGCTACTGCGGAGATAACTTCTGGAGCACCATTGTTGGAGTTAACTTTAACTCTGTACTGGTTACCATCGTTTGCTGCAGTCTGTCCTGTAAGTGCAAGGTTTGTGCTAGTTGCACCAGATACATTAGAGAATCTACCTGTGCTGCTAGTACGTTTCTGCCACTGGAAGGTTGCTGTACCACTGTTGGTTACAGATGCTACCACTGCGAATGTTGCTGCACCACTTGAAGTTG